TGAGACCGGACGGCGTTCAGTCGTTGCAGTGCCGGAATAACGTCCGGTTTGGTCATGCCCAGCTATGACCTTTGTGGCGATAACCCACGCTCCTCATTCGGGGTTTGCTACGGGACGAGATCCTCTTGCTGAAGGAGGGACGTCTTATCCGCATTTTCTGACCCGTTATGATCTTCCGTCACTGACGGGGGGTATGCGTCGGTAAGCTCGACTCCCCGCCACGCACACACGATGGGAACCACCCCAGTGTACCTACGGCATCACTGCCGGACTAGACTTACAAAGCGAGAGGACGGTAGTTTAGAGACTTGCCAAGGTCGGGCAGTTGGTGCTGCCCTGGATGAAGGGTCTAGATGTTGAAAGTGCGGCGGGCAAAGTCGAGATAGTGTTGAGTGGCGCGCACATGTTGGTCGTGGTCGGAGACGCGAGGGCCCAACTCGCGAAGGGCGTCGCTGATAGAGTTCCAATACTCCGGGTCATTGCGGCCTAAAGCGAGACCATTCTGAGCTCGATGCATTACCACGATGGGATCGATGTAGATATCTTCGCCACCGATGTGGTAGCCACAGAACACAGATTCATACTCGATCAGACGCTTTGGCACCATCTTCCACTGCTTGGCCTGGAAGCCGGGCTGGTATCGCCAGGAACCGAGCACCGCACCATCATCTCCCGAGAAGGCCGCGGTGGTTCGCTTCGGGCAGTTAAGTGATGCACCGGTGATGGCGGCGTTGCCAAGGGTGTTAATGAGCCACGTCCAGCGGTCCCCGGATTCTTGCTTTGTGCGGTGGGGACCCAAATAGCTAGAAGTGTTGAGGCGCTCGTAGAGGTACGTCTGTATGTACTCCTCAGGCACACGACAGAGTTGCATGACCCAGGAAGCGAAGTTTGCGAAGACTTTGTCGCACCCTTGGTCCCAGCTAGTGTAGTCATTGGTCGTGATGGGGCCCTTCGCCCAGTGACGGCGGTACCACTTAGACATATCGTCCGGCGATGCGCGACAATGGAGGTAGGTGCTAGGGAACGCGTACCTCATGGCAAGTCGTTCGACGAAGAGGGCGAAAGGAGCGTCACGGAACTGCTTAGTCAAGGGAAACTCGGATACGATCTGGCCGGCTGTCGCGGCGGCAAAACGCTTCTCCTCTTTCTTGACGTACTGGGTTTTAAGGAACAATTCCGTGTAGTTAGGAGCCTGATCCATGTTGTCCTTACGGACAGAATTGGCGATGCCCGCAAGGGTGCGTTTGGATACCCATGGACTAAGGAAGTCGCGGGAGCATTGTTCGAACTGGGCCTCATCGAACGGAGAACTGTTCCAGGCATCCACGTCAAAGAATTTTGCAAACCCCCGTTTAAGCTGCTTGAGACGGGCTTTGTCTAGACTGGTAAGATCAGGGGAATCCTTGCCGAGAACGATGCGCTTACGCTCGGAGAGTATCTGCGTGGCCTTGTCGCTGGCGTGGTGGCGTAGCACGGCGTTCGGGCCATCTTCTACATGCTGGGTAGTCATGAGCTCGGTGCCAGGAGCTACCCTTTCTCGGCAGTCGGGGTCAACAGGCAGGTCGTGGTTGAAGATTGGGTCAAACTCGCCCTGCACGTCCGGCAGTGCGGGAAGCTTGTAACCTGTGCCGTCTGGGCGGAGATTCATGTCGTTGGTGACGGGTACGTATAATCGGAGCATCTCCCGTATGGACTCGTGATGAGAGTGCACCAGCGGGCCCTTGTGACCGGAAAACGCTGGGGTGTTTGTCGTAGGCTTTGTCATGGTTCCGCGAGTGGTGCGAGCTGTGTAGAAGTCTCCACCAGCGCCGCGCGGAGTGTTTAACCAAACGCTGCGAAAGCGTTCGGGCAGAGCACCGACGATAGGAGTGGCCACTGGCAAACCAAGCTGAGCACACGCGGCCGTGGACAGATTGCGGGCGAGATGGTTGTGTACGGCGCGAGCAATCAGGTGATCAGGATCACTCGCAGCTGTTATCTCGGCACACTGGTTCCGGGACGCGACGGCGAGGATGGCGGAAAGAATCTGGCTTTTACCATAGAGCGATTCGACGAGACGTGGGGATGAGCCCATGGTGGCGCCCATGACAAGGAATATGTTGCCAGTGGGTCGTGTCAGAGCAGTCCAGACGTTTTCATCTGTGGCGGTTGATGTAAGGCCTCCTAGATCGATGGCACAGTCACCCTCAATGGTGAGGCCTTGGCACGCAGCGAATGTTAAGCATCGCTGACCGCCTGAGTTCTGGGTTTCCGCAAAGCGGGGAGATACGACAAGCAAGGGGACATTGTGCGGGGCCTGAGATGTCATAAAGACGCGACCTTGACGAACAGGCTGGCCAGGCTCAGGAGCGATGTAGGGTAGACCCCAAAGATCGCAGATGTCTTGTGAATAGCGGCGGACGATGGTCGCGTAGTCAGGTGATAGGTTGCGCAGCCATTCAGAGGTGCTAACGTCGTCACGGCACACAGAGTCGCTTGCTGGAAATGCCAATCTCCCCTGGGTTGTGTCACACGTGATTACCAGATCGGTGATACCAGGATTGGAAGCAACCAACAGAGGGATAAATCCAGGCCACAACATGGTCGCGTCGTCGAGCACAAGAGTACCTGTAAGAGGTTGAGCAAGGCACATGCACCCAGTGGAGAAGTTGAAGGACTGGAGGCCAGGGAAGATGGGACCGAGCGCAGCTTCCAGCGGAGCTCGCAACTTGTTGAACCAGGTGTGAAAGCGCAAGTTCGAGCATGAGTATCCCCCAGCGGGTGCAATAGTCGGAAGGAATCGAGCCAGCGCAGTTGACTTTCCAGAGCCGCCTACTCCCGCGAGGATGTGGAAGTTGACCGCCGGCCGATTGTAGGTGCCGGCACGCAAGTGAGTCTCAGCCAATTTACAAAGCACGTCTAGTCCGCGGGCGATCTGATCGGCACCCATGCCACGGAGGTCCATGGCTTCGGGGTTGTTTTTGAGATCTTGGCTCAAATGGCGCGCAAGTGTGACATCAGGCAGCGTGAGATTGTACGCGAAGGAGTGAGGGACGACGGGACGTGCAGGCAGAGGCTGGTAGGCGGCCCTGTACTGTTGAATGTTGTTGAAACCGGCGTGAAGCGCGGCTGCGGCATTCAACAGGGAGCCTTCTAGTCGGGCGTACGCTTGGTTCCAGGTTTTGATTGGTACATTCAGTACATCTGCGATTTCCACTCGAGGCACCTGACGGGAGATGTAACCCACCATGGCGTGTGCCGGAGCGGCCACTGTCGGGGCGTTCGCTGCACAGTTCGCATGGTCAGTAAGATGATACAGGCCGTTCGGTGTAGA